GATGAAGAATCCGATTTCCCGTAAGATCTTCTTCCTGTATCACTTTGACAAGGAACGTTATAATGAGTTCTGCGACTTCATGTATGGTCTGAACCTGGAATATCAGCAAGGACTATACACTAAGGACCAAGTTGATTCGGCACTCCTTGCATACTGATTTCACTCCTTAAGTAACACACAGTCCTGGGCATGACTCTAAACTAACCACACACAGTTTCAAACACTTTTCTTCTTTATTATGTCCAAGCAAGTTCTCATCTCCCTGCTGTCCAAAGGTAACACTGGCATCGAGATCCTTTCGATTCTTGATGCACTTACCAGTGACACAGTGAGTGAGGATCAAGAGGGTAACATGCCGACTCTTGATGTGATCGAGTTCTGATATATTCGGGGGGGCATTCTTGACAGTTTGCTCCCCTTATGTTAGACTCTTATTCGTATGCGTATTCGGCAGTTATTTGCGGTCTTATGTGATGCCCCCTGCGGGCGTAACGGGGGGTCGTATAAAAACTCGAAACTACCCTAACCTACAGAGGTGACAATTCGACCTCTAAATATCATTCAGATAAAAATTTTCCGGAGTATAAAAATGTTCACAAGATGGATTCATAAGAATGGTAAGTCCCGTCCAGATAAACGTTACAAAAGTGTAAAGTCACAGGCAAAAACAAATGGTGCGAGGAAAAGGAAGAAGAAGTAGACCTTATTGGAACTTCTGGAAGGTAGTCTTTGCGGGGTGGTTGATAAGATATCCGAGGCAATGTTTAACCCTAGTTGGACTTCCGCTAGGGTTTTTGCTTGTCCTCATATATAATGCTGTCGCAAGATAATGTAAGATTCAAAAAATTTCGGAGAAAATTTTTCATGGAAAAGGTTTATCATATCTACGCAAAAGATAAGTGTTTATTTCATTCTGTGAGGGAAGATGAGTTTCCCACAGTATGGAGCACTCTGAACAATCTCGTAGGCATTATGAAGACCGATTATGAGAAGGGGGATTTATCTTATGAGGAACTGTATGTGAATAAGGAAGCAATTCTGAATTCATCCCATTGACAAGACCATATATAGACTGATAAAATTGAGTTTGAAGGTGATTTCAACTTATGGCAAAAGGATTTACTGTAAAAGCTAAGTCTCCTGTTGTTCAAAAAGAAGAATGGGATATTAGTGCAATTAAGGAAAGAATGCGAGGGAAGAGTATTGTTTTTTGTCTTCCTGGTCGTGGATGTTCTTTTATTTTTCTGAAGAACTTTGTACAACTGTGCTTTGACATGGTGCAGAATGGTATGAGTATTCAGATTTCTCAAGACTATTCATCGATGGTTAACTTTGCACGTTGTAAAGTACTCGGAGCAAATGTTCTAAGGGGTCCGAAGCAGATTCCTTGGGATGGTAAACTGGAATATGATTATCAACTGTGGATTGATAGTGACATTGTGTTTAACACAGAAAAATTCTGGCAACTCTGTGATCTTGCACTGAATGAAGAAGGTGAAGAAAAGGAGATTGTAGCAGGATGGTATGCCACAGAAGATGGGCACACGACTTCAGTAGCCCACTGGTTAGAAGAAGATGACTTCCGTAAGAATGGTGGTGTAATGAATCACGAGACTGTGGAGAGCATCTCAAAACGTCGTAAGCCTTTCACAGTAGACTATACTGGTTTTGGTTGGGTGATGATTAAGAAAGGTGTCTTTGAGAATCTTGAATACCCTTGGTTTGCTCCGAAGATGCAAGTCTTTGAGTCTGGTGCAGTTCAGGATATGTGCGGAGAAGATGTTTCCTTCTGTCTTGATGCAAAAGAAGAAGGATTTGAGATTTGGTGCGATCCACGTATTCGAGTAGGACACGAGAAAACACGAGTAATCTAATGGCTTTTAATATCTTATATAAAGGACGTAAGATATATAAGGACCTCTCTTATGAAGAATGTGTGGAGGTCCTAGATAATCTCTCTCAAGAGTATTATCAGAACGAAGAGTATGATGTAAATGAAATTGAACTGGAGGAAATCTAATGGCACTGAATAATAAACTGACATTCCAACCCGGAGCTCCCAAAAAAACTCGGCAGGGACGTTCTGCTCGTACTTTACTGAGTGCAACATCTCGCAATGGTCGCAAAAAAAAGTATCGTGGTCAGGGTAAATAACATACAGAGTTATAAGTTCTGAATGTATTACTTCGATTCTGCTGAAGAATGGAATTCAATACATTCAGATGATCTATGGGTTTATAATAAACTACTTTTAAATCATCGTCTAAGGCATCTCTGTGGACCTACAGGGGTGCCTGTTCCATATTCAGGGTATTACATCGTCCGACCGAGTATTAATTTACTTGGTATGGGACGATTTTCTCGTAAGGAGATGATTTATAAGTACACTGATCACTTCCACCCATCTGAGTTTTGGTGCGAAGTCTTTGAAGGAGAGCATTATAGTGTAGATTATCAAAACAAAAAGTCAAAATTAGTCGTCTTAGGTGAAAAAGATGAGTATGATCCACTTTATAGATGGAAAAGATGGACTAAAATTGACTGTGAAGTAGATTTTCCACCCATATTAAATAGTTTGAAAGGAAATTATGAGTGGATTAACTGTGAATTTATTGGGAATCACTTGATTGAAGTGCATTTTAGAAGAAATCCTGACTTTAGATATGGAAATACCGTTGCAATCCCCGTATGGAAGGACCAAATAGTACAAAAAAATGAAAATTTAGTGTTTATAGAGGATGAAGATTATCTAAGAAAGGGATTTTACATTGATAACGGGATAGCAACCCCGTAAAAAGTTCTGATTTTAATCAATCAGGAGCTAAAAATGGGAAAACCATCGGATCGTGATACAAATTACATGTACGAACTCTGGGGAACCACCAACTTAACCTCAGATTATGGAATTTTTGAGAAAATCAAAGATAAGAAAATGCTTCGGGAGATTGAAAATGATGATTTAACTCCCAAAAAACATGATTTTCATATCCAGAATGAAATTCATGCAAAAATAAGAAATGATGATGACTATGATGACTGGGAATATGGAACAGAACCACTTTATGGGTGATAAATAAGATAGATTTATGTTTTTTTCATGCCTGCAGAACGGCTAAGTCAAGGTTTTAAAGATATTAGTCTGTCCTTTCAGGTAAATCCCCTGAATTATGATCTCATTGCGACAAAAAATGAAACTGCTATTGCAAGATCTGTAAGAAATTTGATTTTTACCCAACCAGGTGAAAAATTTTTTAATCAAAATCTTGGATCTAGCATTAGCAGATCTCTTTTTGATAACATTGATCCAATCTCCGCATCTGTTATAAAGGATGAGATTGAGAATACAATCAAAAATTATGAACCAAGGGTTGAATTGATTGATGTTATTGTTGATCCAAACTACGATAATAATGAATTCAATGTAACAATTAGATATTACATTGTTGGTATTGATGTATTACCACAACAGTTATCATTCGCATTACAACCAACACGATAATGGCATTAGTCAATTTTACCAACCTAGACTTCGATCAGATAAAAACTTCGATTAAGGATTACCTTAGATCGAATTCAAATTTTACTGACTACGATTTTGAAGGTTCTAATCTTTCAATTTTAATTGATACCTTAGCATATAATACATACATCTCATCATATAATGCAAATATGGTGAGTAATGAAGTTTTTATCGACAGTGCTACACTTAGAGAAAATGTAGTTTCTCTTGCTAGAAACATTGGTTATGTTCCAAGATCAAGAAAAGCAGCACAGGCTAATATATCTTTCTTTGTAGATACAACAGGATTCTCAACAAATCCAATTACTCTTACTCTTAGAAAAGGATTTGTTTGCACATCGGCAACAACTTTTGGAAGTGAGAGTTATACATTTACAATTCCAGATGATATTACAGTTCCTGTTGTGAATGGAATTGCTTCATTTGATAATGTTACAGTTTATGAGGGAACTTTTTTAACAACTAATTTTACAGTTGATTCAAATTTCCCAACACCACCTCAAAAGTTTATTCTAGAAAATGCAAATATTGATACATCATCAATTAGAGTTAATGTAAAAGATACTTCGACAAGCACAAATTCTAGAAAGTTTATTCTATCAAATAATATTTTTGGAGTTAACTCAACATCTAAAGTCTTTTTCATTCAAGAAATTGAGGATCAAAGATATGAATTGATATTTGGAGATGGAATTATTGGTGAGAAACTTGAGAATTTAAATTATATTGAAGTTTATTACATTTCTACTAATGGAGAAAGTGCAAATGGAATATCTGCATTTACCTTTAATGGAAGAATCGTTGACAATAATGGAAGTATTGTAAGTAATGGAATTTCTTTAATTACTACAAATATCGCATCTGAAGGTGGTAAAGAAATTGAATCGGTTTCTTCTATTAAAAATTATGCAACACGAGTTTATGCATCTCAAAATAGAGCAGTAACTTCTTTAGATTATGAAGCTTTAATTCCACAGATTTATCCAGAAACAGATTCAGTTTCTGTCTTTGGTGGTGAAGAATTGGATCCACCACAGTTTGGAAAAGTCTTTATTGCAATCAAACCATTCTATGGTCCCTTTGTTCCAAACTCAATTAAGGATAATCTAAAAAGAGAATTGAGAAAGTATGCTGTTGCAGGCATTGTTCCAGAGATTATGGATCTAAAATATCTTTATGTTGAAGTTGATACTTCAATCTATTATAATTCAAATCTAGCACCTGGACCGGATTTTGTTAGATCATTGACACTTAATAATATCAACAAATATGCAGATTCTATAGAATTAAACAAATATGGTGCGAAATTTAAGTATAGTAAGTATCAGAAGATTGTTGATGATAGTCATGCATCAATCACTTCAAACATAACTAAGGTCCAAATTAGAAGAGATTTGAGAGCACTTCTAAATCAACCAGCAGAGTATGAAATTTGCTATGGAAATCAATTTCATATCAAAAATGTAAATGGTTACAATCTCAAGAGTTCTGGTTTTACTGTAGATGGTATTTCCGAGACCGTGTATCTTTCAGATATACCCCTTGAGAACACTGGTTATACGAAAGGATCAGTAATTTTATTCAGACTTGATTCAAATTCACAACCAGTAATATTACGCAATTCAGTTGGAACCGTTGATTATGAAAAAGGAGAAATACTCTTAAATCCAATTATAATTAATTCAACTGAAAAGCAAATTGGAAATGATTTCTTTGTGGAAATAGCAGCAGTTCCCAAATCCAATGATGTGATTGGATTGCAGGATCTTTATTTGCAACTAGATATTAATAACAGTGTTTTTAATATGATCTCTGATGAAATTTCATCCGGATCTGACCCATCGGGATCAAATTACACAACAACTTCAAGTTACACAAACGGCGCTCTGGTAAGATCATAAGAAATGGTAAACTCAAGAATTAAAATCAGTTCAGTTGTACAAAATCAAGTTCCCGATTTTGTAAGAGAAGATTATCCACTTTTTGTAGATTTTTTAAAGCAATATTATATTTCACTCGAATCTGATGGTTCGACTTTAGACTTATTGCAGAATATAGATCAATACATTAAAGTCGATAGACTGACTAATTTAATTGAGTCTACCACAATATCTTCTGATATTTCTTTTTCAGATAGTACTATTAATGTAAGTTCTACTTCAGGATTTCCAAAATCTTATGGTTTAATTCAAATTGATAATGAGATCATTACA